TTGTCAAAAGATTGGCCGAAAAATTAAATTACTCTCTTGATATAAAATCTCCAACCAATGAATTAAAATCCAGATTGTTTAAAAGAGGTCATAGAAGAATGACAGAAAAGGATTGGTATTTATATGGAGATAATTCAAAATTTCCACCACATCCCTATCGTGGGTACGAGACGGTCGTAGGTGATTGGATAGAACCACCATTAGATGATGATGGGAATGTTGTGACAGATGGATTTACCTAAAAAATGTTACTTTGGTCTTATCTATGGTAGATTAACCACAAAAGGTGAATATCAGATTTGCTGTGGAAAAGTACCAGCATCTGGTAATTATCACACCGATGGTAAATTCATAGACTATTGGAAATCAGATAAATTAAATAATTTACTTACTCAACTAAGAGATAATCTTGATGAGATGAACAAGACTTGGGGAGATGGTCATTGTGATTATTGTCCTCATTCTGTAATCAACGAGAAACTTCATAATGGTGAAATAGACATTCCAACTTCACCAATCACTTTTAACATAGATGTTATCAATGTGTGTGACCACAGATGTAACTTTTGTTGGCATTGGTCATATGATATGATAGATGATAAGGCACAATTTGATGGATTTTCAGATTGGGCTAAGGAGAAGTTAGATTTACAAATATTCAAAGACACCGTAGATGGTTTGGCAGAACTCGGTGATTGTGAGGAGATACAAATTGGTGGTGGGGGAGAACCATTGTTACATCCAAATATACACGAAATGATAAACTATGTCAAGGAAAATAATTTATCTTGTAAATTAATAACCAATTTTTGTCAGATAACACAAGAACAACTTGATAATTTAATCAAAGTAGGACTCGATGATATCTTGATTAATATATCTGCTGGAACACGAGAGACCTACTGTGAGACAAGACGTGTGCAATCAAAAGTATGGGATAAATTGCTGTCTAACATAGAGCATATAATTAAAAATAGAACAACAGATGTTCCAAGAGTTACTTTAAAGAGTGTAATTAATAGCGAAAATATTCACGAGGTTGGGAACACGGTAGATTTGGGAGTAAAATTTGGAGTTGATGTTGTTTCTTTGAGATTTTTCCAAGAAGATGGAGTTTATGATTCCGATAGTAAAATTATTAGTAAAGAACAAAAAATTAAATTTGATGAAATACTTATAGATAAGATAAATGAATATGGATATGAAGAATATGAAGATGACGATTCTTTTATTTACAATTATAAATCACAGCAAACAAACACTTTATTAAGGGGAGATGTATGAAACCACTCATAGAATTAGACGAATATTTAAATATAGATGTAGAACCATTATACAAAGAATTTGTAAATACAATAGATACCATACCTAAAAAATATTGGCATATATTTTTATCTAATGCCGATAAATACAATGGTGGTGACGGTACTGGTGAAATATACGAAGGTTCTGGTTATAGATTTGAACCTATTGCCGGAGATAACGACTCACCTGATGTTCAAACATTATATTTAAGAACAACCACACCTGAAGTAGATTTGGGAACTGATTATTTTACAATAGATAAATCTGAGTGTTGGGTAGATTTACCGATAATTGAAAAGTTCCCTAAGATAAAAAAGTTGGTTTTTTCTGAATTACCATACGAGTCTGTTGGTAGAATTATGTTAATTTTTAGTAAAAATGGCACGGAAATTGTAACTCATTATGACCACGATTGCAAGCATTGGCGTCAAGAAATGATTTGGATTGGTCTTAATGATGCGAAGAAATTGTCAGTTGAGGATAATGACAAGACTATTTATTTAAAAGGAAACTCGTGTTGGTTTGATAGTCAACGGCGACACGGAACTAAGTCGGATGGATATTCGGTTAGTATACGAGTAGATGGTAAATGGAAATCAGATTTTAGAAACAAAATATTCGGAGAAGGTTCAGAGTGGGAAACAATAACAAAGTGGGATTGAAGAAAAAAAACAAAGGTCTATTTGACCACATTACTCACATTACTCAAAAACAAACTAAAGGTTATTGGGATTCTCTAAACGATACCGAGAAAAAACAATGGTCTAATTATATGATTCACAGATTCATATCTATGAAAATGGATTATGTAGAAGTCGCAAATGAATTTCAAAAGTATAAATTAAAACCAAAAGACTTATATAAGTTATATAGTAATGTACTTCCCAAGAAAAAAGAATGGCTAAAATACACAAAAGGAAAAAAAGATATGAAATATGAAAAATGGTTAATTGAGATAGTAGCCAAATACTATGAATCGAGTCTAACAGAGGCAAAGGATTATTTAGAAGTATTTTACTCAACCGAACAAAATAAAGCAAACCTTAAAACCATATTACAGAAATATGGTGTCGAACCAAAGGAAATTAAGAAACTAAATCTACCCTAATGGCAAGAGTAAACTACGAAACTCTCGGTAAACTCATCGATGTAGATGAAAAGGACTTAGAGTTTGAAAGGGTTACAAATTCAATAGATGTCGTTGATATAGAGTATGGTGTACAAGTCATATTTGATTATTATCGTAGGCATGGATTCCCTCACTATACAATTCGTGAAGATGAAAAACACGACCACTTGAAAAAACTGAAAAAGTTTGATGTTGATACAATATTCAAAGATAATCAGATAGTCCAAACTATGCACGGATTGAGATTGGCATGGACTTACTTCCCACATTTTTGGGAAATTATATGTGGTAGTGCTAAAAAATCACCTATGGATATATTTCACGATGATGATATGTTTAAATCTACGATTCGTAAGTGTTGGAAGTGGGAACAGAAACACTACAAAGGTGAGGATCCAAATGGTGAGAGAAATGTATTTCATGAAAACCGATTGAGACAATCCATTAAGATTTATAGTGGAACTCAATCTGTGAGTAATTTCAGACCTACGGCAGCAAAATTAATATATGAAAAGTTTGGTGGTGATGGAGTCATCCGAGATATGAGTTGTGGCTGGGGTGGTAGATTACTTGGATTTTTATCTGCAAAAAATACCAAACATTATATAGGTACAGAACCATCTACGAGAACTTATGAAGGTTTGTTGCGGATGAGCAAAGAATTTGACTATATTAAGAAAAAAGTAGATATATATAAACAAGGAAGTGAGGACTTCGTTCCTGAAAAAGAATCAATCGATTTATGTTTTACTTCTCCACCCTATTTTGATACAGAGAAGTACTCAGCTGAAGAAACTCAAAGTTATATTAAATTCCCATCTAATGATGAGTGGGTTAATGGATTTTTAAAAAAGACCATAGAGAATTGTTACTATGGTTTAAAAAATAATGGTTATATGTTAATGAATATTGCAAACACACCAAAGTACAAATTTATAGAAGAAGAAACCGTGAGGATTTCTAAAGAATTGGGATTCAAACAAGAACAAACGATAGAATTAACTCTATCAAGTGTGATGGGAGCAGGTTATAAATATGAACCTGTTTTTGTCTTTAAGAAAAAGGAAGTATAATGTCGGATTCAGCAGTTTTAAAAGTTAATTATGGAGATATGCCAGGTATGAAAAAAGAAATACAATTACTATTTAAAAATTTAGAATGGGGTATAAATATAAAGTCTAATACTATGTATTTAACCTATGAAATAGAACAAGATACATTGTATGCAGTTATGACGAGATTTGATAATTTTGTTCAATACAATGAAGGTAGAGATATAAATCTTAATATTGCTTCTTATGGTGGAGATGTATATTCTATGTTAGGAATAATAGATTATTTTAAGTCTTTACCAGTAAAGGTTAATACACATTGTCTTGGAGCTTGTATGTCAGCTGCAGCTGTAATATTAGCATGTGGAACTGGTAAAAGAACTATGACATCAAATTCTACGGTTATGGTTCATGAGGGTTCAGCATTTGAAGCTGGTAAGACCTCAGATGTTTTAAAGGGAGCAGACCACCTAAAAAAGTTACAAAAAAATATCAATAGAATACTTGGAGAAGTTACAAATAAAGACCAAAAATTTTGGGAAAGGGTTTCACAACACGATACATATTTGACAGCAAAAGAATGTTTAGATTATGGTCTTGTAGATGAAATTATTTAAAAAAAGGGTTGACTTGTATAGTAATTTATGTGTATATTCCAGTATAGAAAGAGGAGAAGTATATGTCAGAAATGATAAAAGAATCTAATAATAAGAAAGAAGTAAATGGTGATATTGTTACAATGATGGAACAAGAATGGCCAGAGATGACTAACGAATTCAAAAGATTACAACGAGAACAATATGAATTGTTCTGTCACAAGCAACACGATTACGGCCCAGGCAACATAAGTGTCGGAACACAATTACAAACAGAAGATGAGGTACACTTATCACTTACAGGATTGTGGTTCAGAATGAATGATAAGATACAGAGATTAAAAACTTTACTCATGGGTAAAAGGGATAATGCTGTAGAAGGTGAACCAATGGAAGATGCATATCTTGATGTTTCAAATTATGGTATAATGGCCACAATCGTAAAAAATGGAAAGTGGGGAAAATAGAATGAGAACAGCAAAATACTTTACGGCTACTTGGTGTGGTCCTTGTAAGGCGTTCAAACCAGTAATGAATGAAATTAAAAATGAGGGATACTCTATACAATTTCTTGATGCTGACGAGAATCAAACTCTGATGCAACAACATAATGTTAGAGCAGTTCCAACTACAATAATAGAAGAAAATGGAGTTGAAGTAGATAGGTTTATGGGAGCACTTCCTAAAAACCAAGTTATTCAAAAACTAAATGGCTAGAAAAAAATCAATATCATATAGTCAATTTTCATTATGGGAACAATGTCCATATTCATGGAAATTAACATATGTAGACAAAGCGATACCATTCACGGATAATATTTATACATTGTTCGGAACGAGTATGCATGAAATTCTACAAGAATATCTAAGAGTAATGTATTCCGATAGTATTAAAGCAGCAGACGAACTTTATTTAGAGGAACAACTTGAGGATAGATTAAAGAAGAATTTTCTTGAAATTACTCAAAAAAATGGTGGAGAAGAATTCTGTACTAAAAACGATATGCTTGAATTTTATAATGATGGATTAAAGATAATAGATTATTTCAAGAAGAAACGAAATCAGTATTTCAGTAAAAGAGGTTATGAATTATTAGGTATAGAAACCGCCCTTAATTATGATTTACCGAATAATCTTAAATTTCGTGGTTTCATTGATTTAATTATCAAAGATACAGTTCGTAATAGAATCAAGATTATTGATATCAAAACATCAACTTGGGGTTGGAATAAATATCAGAAAGCTGATAAGAATAAAACAGACCAGTTGTTATTGTATAAACAATTTTATTCAAAGGAATTCGATGTTCCAATGGATAGAATTGATGTTGAGTATTTCATAGTAAAGAGAAAGTTGTATG